CTAAAGTTGCCCCTACCGCCACTGCTGTGACTGCCGCGTTACCTACTGCAAAATTTCCCACAGGATTTGTAATGGTTCCTGCCTGTTTGCCAATGTCTAACACACCTTCTTTCACTATTCCTTTTAATTCTTCTTTAACCGCATCTTTGGCTTTAATTTTTTTTGCATTGTTATAAGTGTTGATGCCTCTCAAAATTGTTGCCACACTAAAATTATTGTCTTGAACATCTCTAATAACAGATCCAATGCCGTCCACTATTCCGCCCGGTCCAAAAATACTTGTTGTACCACCACCAAGTACACTCAGAGGTGAAGGTTCAAGGTCGTAGTGTATTGTGGCAAAACCTGGAACACCACCTTTCTTAACAAGTCCTGCTCCATATAACACAGTTTCATAAAAAATCTGCATGTTGTTTTGCATGATACCACCTCCGTCTGCTTGATCAAGGTTATCGTGTGCCCAAGATCCTATTACAGGGTTTACAAGTGTAAATGCTGTAAATCTCTGTTTGTGTAATGCAAATATTTGTATGCTTCTTAGCAAAGGTTTTTTCCTTTGTTGTGCATTGTCCATACCAAACTGTGTTACAACCGGATTTTCATCGTACATGTTATCTTTGGTGCCAAATCCTGCTTGTGGTCTTGCAGTCAAAGAATCTGAAATGTTGTATTCATAATAGGCTTTCCAGAATGCATTTACAGTGTCTGCATGGTCATCGTGAAAGGTTAAATTGACAGGTTCATAACTTATTTTTGTTCCAATGTAAGTCTTTTTGTTGTACTGTTGTTTTTCTTCAATGTTCATGTTGTATTTGGGTAAGTCACAACTTCTGACCAGCATGTTTAGTTCTAGTTTTTCGTTGTCTCTGAAATTTTGAGGTAACACATCTGAGTTGATGTCAAAAACCACATGAAATAAAAACTTCTGTTTTGGTAAAAGTTTGAAATTATCGTCTAGATACAGTCTGGCCGCATGTCTGTAATCTTTCATGCCTGGTAGACCATTTGTAAAAGATTGTAAAAAATTGTTAATACTTGGCATATGTGATATTTATGGCCATAAAAAAAGCGCCGTTAAAGGCGCTCTTTTTAATTTATAAATGCAAACGATTAGATACCGCCGCCTGTTGCTAATGTACCAACAGTTCTTGCTACTGCTGTACCAATTCCTGTGCCTTGTGGAGTTTGGATAGCATTGTCGTATCTAACTGTTAAAGTGATTGTGGCAGGTTCTGAAGTGTTGTAAGCCAGTGTGTTGTAGTTTACTGACTCAATGTATGCTCCATATAACTCAAATGTTTCTAGTACACCCGGAGTTGAAGCACCGTTACCGCCATCAAGCATTTCGATTCTAGTTGTAAATTTGTAATCTATACCAGAAGGTGCTGACGCTTGTTCAAAGAAATCAAATTGTTTCTGTACTTGTTCGCCAACCAATTTAGTTACTGAGTTGTTTACATCATCTCTTAAATTAATTGTGATTGGATCCCAAGTGTGTTTACCAGCCATGTAAACTTTTGAGTTGTACACATCTAGTGTCACTTGATCAAAAGTTAAATTTGGTCTTGAAACATCGATTACTTGTTTAGTAAGTTCTGATCTTGGTGTTGACACTCCAAAATTTTCTAATATCGCTCTAAAACGATATTGTAATTTTGGCATCAACAAACCTTGTGATGCTGAACTTTGGTCATTTGCTAAAGGTACTGTAAATTTTGATAAAGTTGATATTGCCATTGTTTCTCCTATTTATTCCAAAATTAGTTCCCTAAATTTGCAATTTCTCCTGTGTTTTTAATTCTTAACGGAATGTAAATGAATTCAACTGATTTCACTGGCTCAATTGCAACATCTACATACAGTTCGTTTCTGTCTATTCTAGTAGGTGTGTTGTTTGTGTCATCACATACTACTAAGAAGTCAAATAACGCTCTTTGACCAACAAGTTCTAACAAGAATGATTCAACTGCTTGTTTGATTTCATTTCTAGTTAATTCATCATTTGGTTCAAATATAAACGGTTTTGCTATTTGATTCAATTGCTGTCTTAAGAACACAACTAATCTTGATACATTTATTCTGTCTAGTGCAGATGATCCAGAAACTTTTGTTAAGTTTCCAAAGTTTACTATACCTGCTCCTGAGAAGAAAGTTATTGGATTAACTTTTGCAGTGTGTAATGCATCTCTAGTTGCTTCTGTTAATGATATTGTTTCAAATTCACCTGTTGCAGAATCAATGTATCCAACTGAACTTGCGTTGTCTACAATACCTCTTCTAGTTCCAGCCGGTGCAAACCATGGGAATCCAATGTTGTCATTGTTTGCCAAGGTTCTTAGTATCATGTGACTTGAAGGAACAATAATGTCATTGCCACCATTGTCTGTGGTCTTACCTGATGGGTAAAACACTCCAAGATTCTCACCTGCTGATACTAAACCGTCTTCACCATCACCAGATGCGTTTGCTGAGTTGTTTGCCCAGTTAGTAACTTCTGTTGCAGTGCCACCTAGTCTAAATGGTGTGTCACCTACAACAAATGCTGTGTTGTTTCTGTCGGTGTTTAAATTGAGCATGTTTGAAATCACTTCTGGATATCCAGGACATGCAATCACGTTAAATCCTCTTTGATCTTCTCTGATTGCTTGGTTGGTATCAATCTCTGATTTCAATTGATTTACAACAACTTGTCTTTGTGCTTTTCTACCAAATGTACCTGCTCCGTTATCTGCGTTTGTAGACTTGGTTACCCATCTGTCTGGGTAGTATCCAGCAACAGTTTCGTTGTTGAATCTAATGTTACCTAAGCCAGTTGCTCCTGAACTTGGGTAAGTTGAAGTTGTTATGTAAGAGTTTCTGTACTCTTTTACGTTGTATCCGGATCTTCTTGTGTTGAACAATAAGATACCTTTTGGATATAACGCTGGATCTGGTGCATCTGGATCTAAGAAGTTGTCACTTAATAGATCTTTAATTGTTGAGGCAGTACCAGCACCTGTATTTGTGTTGGCATCCTTATCAACTGAAGTATGCCATCTTGCATCTGCAAACACTATTCCGTCCTCTGTTGTTTGATCGCTTGTGTCAACAAGTTCGAAAGCCGCTCCTGTAGTTGTTACAGTGACACCATTTGAGGTGTTTGTAGAACTAATCGTTGCAGATGTATTATATCTATAAATTTTTGGATAGTTTTCTAAGTCTGAAGTGTCAATCCATAAGTCATTGTTTGCCAACGGAGTGCCATCTGACTGTGTAGTTGGTTCAGTTGCACTAAATTGTGGACCATTTGGATCTGTGTCTGAGTTCACATTTAAGTAACCTCTGAAACTTGTACCGTCATGCTCCAAAATGTCAGCATCTAAGTTTGTGTTGTACCATAAAGTACCATTTACTGGCTCTTCAGTTGGTGCAGATTCTGATGCAACATAAGATAAACGTTTAAAGTTTGATGCAACAATAGTTGCAGGTAAAGACGTTGAGTCTTCTGTAGCACCTGCTGGTACATCATATAAGTTATCAATTAATGTAGTGCTGTTTGCTGTGTAAGTTCCATAAGAATGAGCAGTTGCGGCACTAAAGCCTGCGTCTGCTAACGGAGTTCCTGTCACGTCGTACATTCTAAATTCACCACCCAGTTTATGCTTGATTTCAATTGCACCTTTTAACTGGCCTGAATCAACAACTCTTGCTTCAATATTAGTAAATCCTGCGTCTGATATAGAAGCAACAAAGTCTTCTGAGTCAGATAAAGTTGAGTCACCTGGACCAGTCATTGTTACAGTTTTGCTTGATAACGCTGATTGTCCTTTTAATGATTCAGCAATTACAAAAGTTTCACCTTTTACAAAACCTGGATTTGTGTTGTTAGACTGAATTATAGTTGCGCCGCCTTCGTATCTGAATACTTGGAAGTCAGCAACTGGTAAAGTTGTGTCTGTGTCATTTACAGCAGTCTGTTCTGTCACATTAAATTGTGTGTAAAGTGTGCCTGCTGATATGCTTGTACCACCATTAGTTGGATCTAAGTTAAAGATTGCTGTGTGGTTGTTTGCATACAATGGAGCCGCAACAGTTGAGAAACTGTTTGAACTTGCACTGTATAATTTAACAATCATGTCTGCTCCACTGTTTGGAGATGTTGTTTTAAACCATACAGAACCGTTAGGTCTGTTGTCTTCTGCTGTTTTCCATGTTGGTCTGTTTGAATGTTTTTTCTGTTCAAATGATACACCGTTGTAAGTGCCGGCTGTTATACCAGTCACTGTTAAAATTGTACCTGAACCTACGTTTTCAATATCAATTGTGTTGGCACCACCTACTGAATCTCCGTAGTTTGTACCATTGTGATATATTTCTAATTTGCCAGTTGTTGCGTCAACTGCCGCTGTTACACCTGGTACACTTGCTGAGTTAATTGACGTTGCCAATTGTGCAAAAGTTGTCCCTGATAAAGTTACAGTTTGACCGTTAATAACAATTTCGTGTCCATTAACTAGTGTTCCTGATGTTTCAGTACCTTCAATTGTTGGCCAACTAGTGTGCCAACCAGTTGAACCTACTTGCACCCAGTTGTTTGTGTCGTTTTTGTAAAAAATTGGATTTGTTACAGCAGTGGTGTTAATTGCATAATCACCTTTTGAACCAAAGTTAGTTTTTGGTGCTCCTGTAGAAACTCCTCCTACTAGGTCACTTACTTTTGTAATTAAAGTTGGTGTCTTTGCTGTAAAGGCTTGATTGGTCTTAGACCATTCAAAAATTCCGTAAGCAGAACTAGCCAAGTCTAACCAGTATGTGCCGTCGGTTGGATTAGATGAAGGCGCTGATGTGCTTCCAACTAATTCGCTCATGTTTACATTGGCTCTTAAAACAAATGCCTTGTTTGCGATACCTAAGAAAGAGTAAGCCGCTTGTAAACCATATTCGTTTAATTCGTAACCATTTAATGCTCCGCCAGCCGAGTCTGTGTAAAATTTTGGATCACCAAATGTTTCTGTTAATTCTCTTTGTGATGATATTAAAAAAGCCTGATTAGCGTTTGCTGTCTGTGTACCAGACGCAGTGCCGTCTCCTGCTCCGTTGCTTTTATCTTGTCCTGACGCAATTATGATAAGTGGAGTTGTACCTGCATCAGATGGTACGTAAAAACTTTCATTTACTACTGAAACGTTTACTCCTGGACTTGTTAATGTTGCCATGTTTTTCTCTCCTTATAAGGTCGCTAATGCTATTTATAGGCTTTACGGTAAAATGCCATAAAACAATGCCAAATTTTGGTACCTATATAGGGCACGTAAATACATCATATGAAAAGACCTTTGTGCAAAACCTGTCAAGATAGACCCAGAGCCTATGCTTATAGAAAGGGTAGAAAAGTATATTATAGAAGTCAGTGTGACACTTGCATACGTAAAAAAAACAAGAAAAAAACTGGGTATGCTCCTAAATGGCAACAGTCAGGTTACGTTAAAAAAACAAGATGTGAATTGTGTGCATTCAAAAGTAGTGCCACTGTGCAAATGGATGTGTACCATGTTGACGGTAACAGGAACAATGTGTCTGCCTACAATTTAAAAACTATTTGTGCCAATTGTCAAAGGCTTAAGAGTACTCAGGATTTGGGATGGCAACTTGGGGATCTGGAAGTAGATGGGTAGTCATATCATAAATCTGCTTGTTTAACGATTCTATGGTATGTGTGTTCTCTAAAATATAATCATAGTCAGTGCCAATCCAATCCCATTCACTTTGATGTGCACCTTTGTCTATCATGGTTTGTTTGTTGGGTATTTCAGTCCTTTTCACCAACACAATTTTGCCACCTTTGGATCTGATCTGTTGTATTTCATTAACAAATCTTGTGTCTGAAATCACTGTACTTGTGCCTTTGTATCTTGCCATGCATGAGTCTACCCAAATACTGTCAAGCATGTTGCCTCTACACACTTCAGTGCCAAAATATTGCAAAACCCAACGCGGAGTTACAGGTTTGCCAAAACGTTCACTCCAAAATTTATCAGGTTGTTCTCTCCAATGCCTGCTAGATTGTGTGTTTCCTTCTAGCATTTCTCTATCCCAGCCAAAAATACTTGCAGTTGCGTCTTTGAGACTTTTTGCAAAACTATCTCTTACAAAGCCGTGATGAGATACTAGTCTGTTTGCAACTGTATCTTTACCAGAACCAATTAATCCGACCAAACCAATCAACATAAGTTTAGTATTTTAACAGTTCTTTATTCTTTTTTCAAGTTCTTTCTTTATTTCTCTTACAGCATTTAACATATGGAAAGTGATACGCCAATTGGGTCCTGCTTTAAGCAGTATTTCAAGTCCTATTGTTAATTGTTTAAGTTGTCTATAAGATAATTTGGACAAGGATGTAAAATATTTTTTTTGTGCCATAATTAGAGCCTTTCATTTGCCTGTTTAGTATTTTTATTTAATATAGTTTTAGAATGAATTATCCTATAACAAAACTATGTGGTGTGCCACCTTCTGCAAAATTTCCAATTTCTTGGTCTAATCTTTCCATTTCAGCAAGGCCTGATTGTTTTAATTCTGCACCATTAAGAGTCGTTCCACCTTGCGGTCCTGCAATGGTATTGAATTTACCTCTGGCTTCACCCAGCATGGTTTTACAAACTGCAAGTGTATAATCTCTGATCCATGGTTTGCTATAGATATCTTTCAACAATGTTATGTCAGGTCTAAAATTGTCAGTATGCATTAAAATTGTTTCGTTATCTGCTCTTGGTCTTTGTGTGATAGTCAACTGTTTAGTAGCATTGTCATAGTGAAACTGTATAAAACTTCCAAACAATTTTCCTACTAATTCTTGATAACTTGCAAAAGCATAGTAAGTGGCAAGGCCACCTGTTGCACCTGCTCTCAAAAGGTATGTGTTTGTGTATGCTAAATTGAATGGTTCAAATAGTGTTCCACCTTCACCACCTTCTGTTCTTGATCCTACTGTTCTTCTAAAAAGTTTTCTCACATTTATAACTTCATCAGGTAAAATGTACTTGTTTTGATTTTCCTTTAAAGTTAGAAACGCATAAGATTCTTCCACAGCATTTGAGGAACGCTGTCGGTATCTGTTGATTGCTCTTTGTAGTGCAGTTTCGTAGTGTTTTGGGTCTAATTCAACCTCAATCATGCCCTCACCGAGGTTATTTTTCACATAATCAAACACTTCTTGTTGCATGGTTTGTAGTTCTGACATACTCATATTTATAGACTTTGGCCTAACAATAAATATGTACGCAATGCCACGACTATCAATTTTTAAGCCTGAAAAAGGCAATGATTACAAGTTTTTTGACCGAAACATTAAAGAGATGTTTGTGGTGGGTGGAACTGACTTAAACCTACACAAGTACATTGGTCCATACAAACAAGGTGATACCACCAAGGATGGCCCAGCAGGTCCAACTACGCCAAACTACGCTTCCAGCGAAATCAATGAAAGAACCATTGAAGATTTACTATTTCTTGAAAACAGAAATAGAAAGTATGATGACGACATCTACACAATTAGAGGTATCTATAATGTGCAAGATGCAGATTTCAATCTAAGTCAGTTTGGAATGTTTTTACAAAATGACACACTATTTTTGACTGTGCATTTGAACGACACTGTTGAGAGAATTGGCAGAAAAATTATGTCAGGAGATGTTATAGAATTTCCACACATGAAAGATGATTTTAGTTTAGACGCTTCAATTCCAATTGCATTAAAAAGATATTATGTAGTTGAAGATGTTAACAGAGCCGCCGAAGGATTTTCACAAACATGGTGGCCTCATTTGCTAAGAATAAAACTAAAAACACTTGTTGATTCTCAAGAATTTAGAGATATTATTGGTGATGCTGAAACAACAGGTTCTTTGGCAAGTTACATGAGTACATTTAACAAAGAAAAAGAAATTAATGATCAAATTGTTGCACAAGCAGAAGCAGATTCGCCTAAAGCAGGCTTCAATTACAAACAATACTATGTGGCTCCAATTGACGAAAGAGGAAACATTAGAACAGACAACGTTAATACCGAAGAAGAAAGAGCCAGCAGTGACACACCTGTAAACGCTGTGCTTGATACACCGGCAAGTTCACACTACGGTTTTTACTTGGATGGTGACGGTGTTGCACCAAACGGCTATCCTGCCGGTTTTGGAACAAGTTTTCCAGCATCTGGTGTTGACAAAGGTGATTATTTCCTTAGAACTGATTTCTTGCCAAACAGATTGTTTAGATACGATGGGTTAAGGTGGGTAAAAATTGAAGATAATGTTAGAATTACTAAAACCAACACAGACGACCGTGCTAATTACAAAACAAAATTTATCAATCAGTCAGGTACAACTACTATAAATGGTTTGACAGTTGAACAAAGACAAGCATTGACTGATGCATTGAAACCAAAGGCTGACAATTAATGTTACATTTTTACGAAGGACAAATTAGAAAATTTTTAACACAATTTATTAGAGTGTTAAGCAATTTTAACGTTGAAACAGGCAAAGGTTCAGATGGTGCAATAAAATTAAGAGCAGTGCCAGTCATGTACGGAGATCTTACAAGACAGGTTGCAAATATTATTAGAAATAACTCTGAAAATGCTTTGCAATACGCTCCAAGGATGAGTGCATATGTAACTTCTCTAGATTATGATAGAGATAGAATGCAGAATCCTTATCATATTGAAAAACAACATTTAAAAGAAAGATCATTTGACGAAACCACAGGCGAATACACAGATAAATTAGGTGCTGGATACACTGTTGAAAAAGTTATGCCATCTCCTTTTAGATTGAACGTGGCTTGTGATATCTACACAACAAATACTGATCAAAAATTACAAATTTTAGAACAAATTTTATATCTTTTTAATCCTGATTTTGAAATACAAAAGTCAGACAATTACATCGATTGGACAAGTTTAAGTTATATTGAACTTACAGATATAACATTTAGTTCAAGAACAATACCTGTAGGTGCAGATTCAGATATTGATGTAGCAAGTTTAAAATTTTCAATGCCAATTTGGTTGTCACCACCTGTAAAAATATCAAAATTAGGTGTTGTTCAAAAAATTATAATGAGCATATATGACGATGACGGTGGTATCACAAAAGGATTAATAGATGGCGATTTAATTTCAAGAAGTTATATAACGCCAAACAACTTCAATTTATTGTTAACAGGAAATCAGTTAAGGTTAATTGGATCTACTGGCACAAACACTAAAAGTGGCGGTGATGGATTTTACACTGGTGCCAAAGAACCAAGCAATTTTGATCCGCTTGTGCCATTTGGTCCACCAGTAAACTGGAATGTGTTGCTAAATCAATACGGAAAGATTACAAATGGCACAAGTCAAATAAAACTTACACAAGATGATGGACAAGAAATTGTTGGCACAATTAGCACAACTCCGTTAGATGAAACTATCTTATTGTTCAATATAGACACTGATACAATACCTGCAAATACACTTACGTCAGTAGAAAAAATAATTAATCCATTAACTTTCAATCCAGGTACACCAACCAATGGTCAAAGATATCTTGTTACTGGTGATATTGGTGATTCAACAAACACATTTGATGCTAGTGCATGGGGTAATTTAAGAGCAAGTGTTAATGATATAATTCAATATAATTCTTCTACAGGAAAATGGGGTGTTGTGTTTGATGCAAGTAATCCTGATTCAACACAAGAGTTTGTTACAAACAGCAACACAGGAATACAATACAGATTCAATGGCACAAGTTGGGTAAAAAGTTATGAAGGAATATACCTAGCAGGCAGATGGACAATGGTTTTACCAGGTGGTTCGTCACAGTACAACGCATCTTTAGACACAGGACAGTCAGGTTCTGACGCTGACGCAAATTTCTCAAATAATTAATATTAATGGAAAAAAACATAGTTTGCTCAGGGGCACTCTTTTATGCCACCAGTACAAAAAGATTTTTATTTTTACAAAGAAATGACCCTAAAACCAAAGGCAGTTGGGGACTTGTTGGTGGACAAGCAAAATATACTGAGACTGCATTTGAAGGTCTTAAAAGAGAAGTTTTAGAAGAAGTTGGACAGACACCTGCATTTAAAAAAGTAATCCCGTTAGAACTTTTTACTTCAAACGATCAAAAATTTTATTTTAACACATATGTCATTGCTGTTGAATCAGAATTTTTACCTAAACTTAATGTTGAACATTCTGGATATTGTTGGTGTGCTTTTGAATGCTGGCCAAAAAATCTACATGCTGGATTAAGAAATACTTTGAACAATAAATCCATAAAAGGCAAATTACAAACAATTTTAGATTTAATAGTTTAATGGATAGATATAGAGTCATTGCCAATTTTGCAAAAAAACACAACTGGACTACCGGTGCTGAACTAGGAGTATGGTTAGGTGTAACAACTTTTTTTCTAATGAAAAACACAGATTTAAAAATGTATTGTATTGATTCTTGGACCGAGCATAATGATGATCCTGAATATGATTGGCAATTTAATAAAAAGCCAAAATGGAAAGATGACAAGTTAACATTACACGATTTAAAAGAAAATGAAAAATGGAATCATGCAAAAAATGAACAGCATTTCAGAGAAAATGCAGAACAATGGAAAGATCGTATAACAATTTTTAAAGGCAAAAGTATGGATTTTTTAGATCAGATTCCAGACAAATCATTAGATTTTGTATTTCATGACTCAGATCATTCTTATCCTTTTGTTTTAAATGAAATCAAAGCATTTTTACCCAAAATTAAAACAGGCGGATATTCTATTGGTGATGACTTCAATTGGGGCACTGTTAAGCAGTCTGTTGAAGAGGCCTTTGGCGGTAATTTTAGTGTAACAGGAAAAGCAGTTTGGTACTCGATTAAAAACTAATCTTCTTTGATATATTTTTTACCTGTAAGTTTTTCAATATCTTTTATCATTTCTTCCATGTTAACCCTTACAGTTTTGCCTGTTTTAGTGTTTCTAGAGAAGTATTCCCACTCACCTTTTTCGTTGTGAGGAGATATTTTAGTTACGTTACCTGCTTCGTCCTGAACAAAAACTTCAGCACTTGATGACTCGTCTTTGGCATATATCTGTGCAAGATCAGTTCCGCCAGATGGATCGCCTGACAACACTTTCATTTCAATATGACCTGTTACCCTTAGGCTGGTATCGTTCAATAACTGTAAACTGTCGGATCTAAATCTACCTGAAATGTTGTTTGATCCATTTTTTAAGAATGCAAATTCTATAATACCATCCTCACTGCCATCTGATTTATCCAGTATCTTACCTGAAATTTTTGCATAGTTGACTTCTTGATCGGCATCGTTCTCGCCTTGGAATTTTATCTGTCCCAGGTAGTCTGCGTTTGCAACACTTGAACTGTTTCTTTTCAATGATATAACCGGTCCTGCTGTACTTGAATCTTCTGTAGTTGTAAGCAATAATGCATCACTTGTTGAAGTATTTGTAATACTTGCACCTGTGCTTGTTGTCTCAAAAACAGTTGTACCATAATGTTTTAATTTTACTGCACCACTAGAACCATCGGCCACAATGTAATCGGCTAATCCGCCACTGCCGTCATCTGAGGAAATTACAACATCACTATCATCTGCATAAGTTCTAATGTTGATGTCACCTGTGGTTTCTTGAATGTTTAGATTGGTGCCTGTGTGCTTAATGTTCGCATCAGCATCAGTACCAAATTTTAGTTCAGTTGAATCAGTGAAAGTTTTAGAACCGCTGATAGTTTGTGCTGTTGTGGTTAATACTGTGATATCTGTACCTGCACCTCCTTCTCCTCTTAACATATGTACCCTGTATCCATTTACAGTTGTACTAGCACCCGATGTTGATGCCGCTTTAACTGTAACTGTGCTACCTGTTTGTGTTGCTGTGAAACTTAATTGATCTGTGCCTGCTGTTGACACCATTGGACCATGGGCAATATAGGCATCATCATTTGACACAACCATCACTTCTTGTATGCTGGCTTCACCACCTGCTGAACGGAAACCAGTAAACACATAATAGGCACCTGTGTAAGTTGAATTGTTAAATGTATCAACTGTGGTTGCTGTTGAACTTACGTTTGTTCCGCCAATGATGTTAACATTGTCACCTGAAGATGCTGATTCGCTATCACTTAAAAGTATTCTGTAAACAGTTACTCTTAAGTTTGATTCATTTCCTGCGGCTTTGACCACACAGTTGCTTCCGTCTATTTCAGCAGTCAAAGTAATTAGGTCGTTGTTGCCTGTGTTGACATTACCATAAGGAGTGATGTAAGCAGTTGTGCCGTCATGAACAACTATGGCCTCAATGTTCATTAATTCTGTTTTGCTGGCATTGTTTACAGAGATATAATATTTTGCTCCTCGGTAACTGCCTTTGGCCCAACTGTCAATTTGTTCTGCGGCAGAGTCAACATCTGTGTTTATCACAGTCGTAACGTTTCCTGTTGTGCCTGCTGATGTGTTATCACCTAAACCAATTCTGTAAAAACTGATTGAGTTTACAACAGAATCTCCTGTTGCTTTTAGTCTAGCATTTCCACCAGTTATGTCTGCGTCAATAGAAACAAATTCAGTGGACGTGTCACTTCTAACCATGTTGTATGTTGCCACAAAAGCACTGGTGTCATTGTGAACTAAACTGTGTTTTTGTGTAGCAACTTGATTATTAATTTCGTCTCTGGTTATTGTCAAGTAAAAAGCACTGTCAAAACTACCTGTTGTAAATTGATTTACTACTGCTTCAGTTGTACTGATTGCAGTTTTTGAACCTGTTGTGGTGTCGTCTGTGTTTTCTGCTGTGGTTGTGGTTGCACCTAACTGTGCCCAACCGGCGGCAGATGTGTAACCTTCGATGGTATCAGTTGTGCTGTTGTATCTAATTTCACCAACTGCTCCGCTGGGCCTTTGTCCTGTTGTTCCACCAGGTAATCTAATTGCGTTGGTTACACCAGATGCATCTAGGGCCGTTGTGGCGTTCATTGTTATTATTGTGCCACCATCTGCGGCAACAGTAATAGCACCTGTGCCTGTGTCTGTTACTGTGACATTTGAATTTGCTTGTGATATGGAGTTAGTGCTTATTTCTGTAAAGGACAACTGTCCTGAACCGTCTGTTTTTAAAACTCTGTCTGCACTGCCATCTGCTGTGGGAAATTTTATTCCGTTTATAGAAACTGTTCCACTTCCGTTTCCAGATAATTCTAGATTGGCGTTTGAAGCATTAGTGCTTATAGTGTTGTCTGTGATTGTGACACCATCAACGCTGAGTGTTGTCAGTCCTGATATTGCTGATGCTGTGATTGTTCCGTTAACTTCTAGTGCTGTGGATGGTTCAGAGGTACCAATACCTACTCTTGAGTTGGTGACGTCTAGGTATAATAAATTTGTTTCAAATGCCAAGTCTACACCATTACGTGTAAGGTTAGACTTTAACACTGAACCTGTAATACGGCCTATTGCCATAGTCAGTGGTCTCCTCTTTTATAATTCTGTTAGTGAGCAATACACTCACACAGCCTCTTTATCATTGCCGGCTGACAGCAGTATCAGTATTTATCGGCTCATAAAAAAAGGGCGACAACACGTGCCGCCCTTTATACTACTTAGGAAGTGTAGTTACTTATTAGTTGTTTGTTCTCACCACACAATTTACCATTCCGATTCCGTCATCAGTTTTGTCTTCTAATGCTCTACCAATTACGTGGAAAGGGTTAATTGAGTCTGTGTTGGATACTGCTCTAGCAGTACCTTTAATGTTGGAAGTTACCAATCTTTGTCCTTTTGCAACTGTACCTGTAACTCTTACTGGAGTTCTACCTGTCATTGCCACATAAGGATGTGATTCGCTGTTTCCTGCCAAGGCATTCATAGCATATGCTGGTTGAGTAGAAACTACACCAAACACTGTGTCAGACATATCTGAATCAGTTTCTGTAATTTCTTGTGTTCCACCTAGCATAACCACTGCGCCTTCCGCCATAGGAGCATCTGCGGCAAATCGCTCCGCCACGTCCGCGTACTGAGCCGAAGTTGATAAGGCGTGTACTACGTTTGCTCTAATGTCCACCAATGGTGAACCAGCACCTATACCAGATTCATCACCTCTTGGTGCTCTATATGCCGTCCAGGCTCCACCTGCATTTCCGTGAATTGATGTTCCGTCATCTGCAAATGTTTCGTCCCAGGCCCACATAATACCCATTTCAGTTGCAGTTGATCCTTCACCTCTGTTTACTCTTATACCTGATACAGATGGTGTTCCTGAGTTTGAAGATACGTTTCTGTTTAACTCGATCATGTTGTCTTCAACTGATATTGTTGTGGTGTTGATTATTGTTTCTGTACCGTCTACTCGTAAGTTTCCGTGTACTCTGACACCGTCGTCTGTGATTGTAAGTTCAGTGTTTCCACCTATCACTCCTGTAAGTGACGTTGCCGCCGCTGTCATATTTGTAGTTCCTGATGAGATAGCAGTTGATGATATTGCTCCTATCGAATCGTCTACATACTTCTTGTTGGCAAAGTCACCGTCACTTGAAGGTGCCGCTGTTGCTCCGCCTGTAATGGTGTTCGCTGATGCTGATATTACTATATTACCAACAGCCAATCCATTATTAACTCTAAAGTTTCTTGTTGTCATGGTTCCATGTCTCCCGCATAACAGTTAATAAAAATGTAAAAGAAAGTCTCTTACAGCACTATTTACCGTAAGGTGCTTAAGAATTAAGTTGAACTAGTATTATACGCCTGATAATCTGTATTGTACTTTGGCTGATTGTTGACCACCTGAGGACACTGCCTGCAACAGCACTGAACCACTATCTATTGTCACACTGTAAGTTGAAAGATTAGCATCTGTTGATGATGTTTGACCATACACAGTGACATATGCAGTTGAACCATCGTGTACAATAAGTGCTTTGGCCACTTCGTATTCTGTGTTGGCTGAGTCAGTTGTTGTGATAAATGCCTCTGCTGATCTGTAACTTGTAGCATTGAAACTCATGATTGTAGTGGCTGTGGATGTAAAGTTTGTTGCACTTGTTTCTGATGTAGAAACTCCGCCTGATGCTAGTGCTGTGCCGTCTGCACCTGTGATTGCAAATATTCTAGCGCCTGAGTGTGGAGCAGAAGTAAATGTAATGTTGGTGCTTGATACTGTGTAGTTTTCAGTTGGTTCTTGATACACGTTGTCAATGTAGACAAACACGTTGTTTGCACTTGCTGGTGCTGATCCAAAGAAACCTGAAAAAGTTGTTGTTGAACCGTCGCCTGTGGTTGAAACTTTTGAAAATGTTGGTGTGTCGCCTGCTGTCGCAAGTTCAACAAAAGTTGATCCGTCTTGACAACCTTCATATTTTCCTGTCTGTGAGTTGAATCTTATAATACCTGTTGC